AGAACACGGGCTGCCCATCGCCGATCGGAAAGTTGGTATCGAAGCCGTTGTTGAGGACCGCCGCGCCAAGGGTCTCCTTGGTCTGCATCATCGAATTCTTGAGCGCCTTGGCCTGCAGCGGGAACTGCGCCTTGTACAGGTTGTCCCGCATGGCGTTCTTGGTGATGATGAAGCCGATGCCCACGTTGCGGTGGTAGTAGTTGGTGACGTACCGCTGCCCCATGCTGTCGTAGCTGATGGAGGCGCCTTCCGCCTTGATCTGCGCCAAGCCCAGCAGCTTGACCTCGACGTCGATCTCGACCGCCATGTCGGAGGTATGGCGCTCGAAAATCTCGGTCCATTGCGAAGGCCACTGCGGGTAGTCGCCGAACACATCGGCGAGACCGGGCCGGAGCAACGCCTGGATGGATGAGGTATTGATTGGCATGTTGCGTTCTCCCGATCAGACGCCGGCTGTGCCGGTGCCGCCCTTCATGATGTGGTTGTTCCACGTCACGAGCCAGACGGCGAAGTTACCCACGGGGTTGCCGGGAATCGGCGCGATGTCGAGGATCTTGAGGTTCAAGGTCGCGGTCGTGGCCTCGGACGCGTTGTTGATCGAAACGCGTGACTGGCCGCCGCCAGCCGCTGAGCCGGCGTTGACCACGAAGTTGATGTTGAGGTTGCGATCGGCGAGGGCGAGCGGCGTGCCGGCGCCAGTGCCGGCGGCGTCGGTCTCCTGCACCTCCATCACAAGGTCCGGCGAGTCCATGACCATCGCCTCGACCACGGTGCCGGTCTTGACGGTGGTGCTCGCCGGCCAGTAGGGGCTGAAGATGAAGCTGCTGCCGTTGGCCTGCGGCGCGACGCTCTGGTACTTGCAGCCGACGAAAAGGCCAAGGCACGCCGCGCCGGCCACCCCAATTCCGATGGTGCCATCGGAAAGCATGGTGACGGGGTCCCATGTGAAGATGTTGGTCGCGTAGCCGCTCGCGATGGCGTACTGGTTCTGTGCCTCGGACGTTGGCGCCCCGCTCTGTGTGCGAGTCGGCCGGAGCCCAAATGGTGCGTTGACACCGTTCATTACGGACCTCCAAACGCCGAATAGCGCACTGGCTGAGCCGTGCGCCGAAAGGCGGTTTCATTTCCGGGTTTTTCAAACGCTCATTCGAGCGGACCAGGGCGCAGGACGTACCCGCGGGAGGCAGTGCCTCGTTTGGTTGGACCGGATGCTAGACACGAAATTAACCGCGCGTCAAGCGTTGTGACAAATCTGAAAGCAAAACCGGCGCCAACGCGGCGCCGGTTCCTGATTCGTACTCGTCGATTACTCTTTGAACGCAGCGTTCGACTTGCTGGTGACGCGCTCGATCTTCAGGTCATTGGCGTCGACGACTCGCGCGCCGAGTTGCTTGTTGGCATTGTCGCGTTCCGCCCAGTTGACCGACTGCAGGTCTTCCATCGTCTCGCGCGTGACGGCTTCCCGGTCGGCATCGATGTCGACCTGGGGCTTGCGGCAGAGGATCTGGCCGCCGCGCCGGATGATCGTCGGTGCCTCGCGACCGGGCAGCGTGATCTGCACAACCATCTTGGGATAGTCGCTCGCCGCGATCGGCGCCCATCCATTCATCAAGCGCGCTTCCACGTTGTTGTCGAGTGGCTGGTTGTGGACGGACATGGCAATCCAGCGGATGCCGAATCCCCGCTTTGCCTCGGCCGCCTTGATCTCGGCCGGGACGTCCAGCTTCTTGCGATGCGTGACTGCTGGCGCCTCGCGCGCCTCCGCGTCGCGGTTGGTCATGTTGCGCGACTGCGCTGTTCTGCGTGCCATGGCTATTACCCTCCGGCTTTCTGTTTCTGGATCTCTTTGTCTCTCAGCACCTCGCGCGCGTAGCGCACCTCGGCTTCGGCGTAGGTGTACGGCTTGTCGGTTTTCGGGTTTTTGCCGTAGGCTCCTTGGTCGACCATGCTGCGCACAAAGCTGCGCTGATCGCCGTTCAAGGTGATCTTGTTGCTGTTGGCGCTGGGCTGGTGCTGGGTGCCGTTGGACGTCGAGCGATCGGAGACCTGTCGCTGATCTGCGCCCATCTTCGGCAAGCCGCGCTTGGGCGTCTCGGGTTCTTCTTCGCCGCCGCCATCCTCCCATTCATGATCGGGGAACACCTTGCGCATGTGCTGCTCGATGTTCTCGTAGTAATCGGAGTTGCCGATCTCGTCCTCGCGGCCATCCTGCTTCATCTTGGCCTCAAGTTTGCCGGCATAGCGGCGGGCAACCTGATGCATGTCCTGGTCGAACTCACCGCTGTTCGGGACGAACCACGGGCTGCGGTCAAGGAAGTCCTGAAGTTCCGGCGTGACGCGCTGCTGCGGCTTTTGTGGGTCCGCCTTGGGCTTCGGTTCGTCCTTGGCGCGCTGCGCTTCGCGCTCCTCCTTGGTCGGCTCCGGGTGCGACCGCTTCCATGATTCGACGCGGGCCTGTTCGGCGCCCCACTTGGCGACTTCCGCGGTGGCGTCGGCGATCTTGTCGGCGTCGCCGGCATTCGTGGCCGCGACCATGTCGGCCTTGGCCTGCTTCAGCCGGGACTCGACATTCTCGGCGTGATTGTTGAACGCGGCGCGGTCGGTGACCTCAAGCGTCTCGTTCGTCTTCTTGAGAGTCGCCTTCAGTTCCTCGTTCTCGCGGTGCAGCCGCTGCGCGGTGGTCTCGGCCTCGGCGGCGCGCGCGGTGATCTTGTCGATGCGAGCCTGGAAGCGACCCGATTTTGGTTTCTTCTCAGTCGGCTCGGCGCCCTTGTCCTTGACTTCGGCCGCGGTGCCGCCGTCGTCGGTCAGGGTGATCTCGATCGGCTCAAGCGGCTTGTCGGCCTCTATCTCGATCGTTGTCTTGTCCGGCTGCTCCGCAGCCTTACCCTTGTCCTGTTCACCTGCCATGGTGCCCTCCTAGTATTTGATCGCTGCGTTGATGTTCTGGACGTCGGTCGGGTCTTCGATGACCGACATAATCTTGTCGTCAGGGATGATGCCGAGCGCGACGCCGCGATAGCTGAATAGGTGCGCCTCATAGCGCGGGATAGTGACCCAGTCGCCGACACTGCACCATTTCCCCTCCGGGAATCGCTCGCTACCGTCGGCGTTCTTGCCCTTGTAGGCTTGCGGGCCGATGCCAACGACCAAGCCGGCGACCGACTGGAATCGATCCTCGGCCTGCGACTGCTCGGGGATGTAGATCTTGCCCTCGGTGCCATCGTCGCGCTTGACCACTTTGATGTGGTCCGGCCGCACATAGATCTTAATGGCGATGAGATAGCCGCACACCTTGGCTCCGAACGGTTTCCCGGTCAGGTCGATAAACTGCTTATCGATCAGTTCCTTGGCCTCGCGCTCCTCGTGCGGTAGCACATAGCCGAACGCGCCGAGTGTTGGCGCATCTAACTTCGGAGGTGCCGAGAGTTTGCAGCAAGGACAATATAGATCCTGTCCTCTCTCCTCCATAACGGTCCCGCAGTCAAAGCACTTGACTGAAGATAGCGCCACATTGCCCTCTGCCATGCTAGTAAACCCTCTCATTCGGGTCCGGGACGTCCATCGGATCGTCCTCGGATTCCTCCATCGACGACGGGTCGACGATCCGTTTGTACTCCTCGTCCAGCACCTTGATCGCGTACATATAGGCGTCGATCTTGGCGTTGATCTCCACCGTGCGCGCGCCGATGAACTCCAGTGTCGGGGCTGGCTCGAATCGTCCATCGGCGTGCAGCGTCGCGGGGATGAGCCTGTTGCCGCGGCTGATCGCGATGGACGCATTGCACAGCGCGACCAATCGGTTGCGCGCATTCTCGCGCAATGTCTCCATCGTCATTTGCGCGGCTTCTTCATCGCATCGCTGAGGCGCTTGGTGCCGGTATCGGCGGCGTTGAAATCTTTTGCGACCTTCTGCGGGATTCCGACTCGTTTGGCGAAGGCTGGAGAATGGGCCGCTGCCGCCATCGTACGCGCCTGTTTCAAACTTCGCGAAGGCATTGTCAGTCCTCCTTTTTGCCCTTGAACTGAATCCAGTCCATGATGCCGATGGTCTGTGCTTCGTATCGGCCGAGCACCGAATTACCTGCGCCGTGCACCCTCGACCACACTTCTCCGGTATCGAGATGCTTGGTCGCACACACGATGAACCCGGTGATGTCATCCGGTAGTTCATCGACCCATTGGTGCAGCTGCTGCTTGGAGTAGGTTCGGTCCTGCTCCGCTCGCTCCGTCTTGACGACGGCCAGATTGACCGGTTCGCCCATCGGGCTAGATCACGCCGCCCTTGAACCGGGTCTTGGGCGCCTTCGGCGCGCCGCTCGCGCTCATCTCGCCCTTGCGCTGCTTGGCCGGGCCGCCCATGGCCATGCACGCGCGTCCGCCCTTCTTCATGGCCATCTTGCCGGGCATCGGGCGCACTGGATTGCGGCTCATCATGGTCTTCGGGTCCTTGCGGATCATGGTCGATTCTCCTGCTTTGCCGCCGTGTCTCATCGGGGTCAGCGGTTGCCCCTTGTGCAATGCTCGTTCGTGTTTGTGGACGGCGGTTGCGGGCGTCAGAGATTTACTCGCTCTCGACACTGGCGCTCTCCTTGTCCGGCGGGTTCATGATCTGATGCGTCTTGGCCTCGGTGTGCTCGATATCGGCAAACTGCTGGCCAAGCTCCAGGATGCTGCGCACGTAATCGGCCGGCGGTATCTTGTTGTCGGCGGTGTTGGCGGCGGCGTCCATGGCATTCATGCGCTCGTCGCTGCGAATCTTCATTTGCTTGGCGCGGAAATCGAGCGTGGCCTTGTAGGACGCGACCTGATCCTTGCCCTTGGCGATCGCCAGCTTGTTGGCGATGTCAGTCGCCTCGTGTTCCAGCTGAGCGCGGATGATGTCGTCTGGCTTCAGTTCCTCGCCCTGCTCCTTCTTCCACTGCTTCATGGCTTTGGCGACAAGGACGGCGATCTGGTTCTCGATCTCCGGCGGCAACGGCGTGCCCGGCGGTGGCAGCGGCTGGCCGATGATGGCCTCGATCTGCTGGCGCATCTGCATACCGACGTGCTCGGCGATGTGCGCCTGCATCGATGGCACCTCGCCTAGAGCCGAATGGACCGCGATATGCGCCTCGTGATCCTGGTAGATCGCGGCTTTCAGCGGGGCGCCCATGATAGCGGCTTGGTTCTCTGTCAGCGGGTCGGTTGGCTGGGCCTGCTGCGGCTCTGGGAGGATGAGATTGATGGCCTCATCGCGCTCGCCCATCGACCGATAGACGTCCTTGTACAGTTCGCGCAGGTTGTGGATCTGCGGGTTCTGCATGCCAAGACGCAGCTTGGCCTCGGATCGGATGATGCGCTGTGATTGGGTGACAACGTTCGGGTCGGAAACCGGGATGACCATCACGTTCGGCGCAAAGTCCGACTTCATGATGGCGCTCTCGCCGCCCGGCACCGGGAATGGATAGGGCTGATTCTCCGGCAGGTTCTCACCGAATAGCTCGGCGGTCATCTGCAGTTCCTGGCTGAACGACTTGTGGAACAGCTGCAGCGACGCGGAGGAAATCCGGTTGGCGCTCTCCAGGAGCGCCAGCGTGGTGCCAACGGGCGCGTCCTGGCGTCCATCGCCGACGGATAGCTCGGTCTGGCTGGCGACGCCCTTGCCGCGCTCGATGACGTGCTTCAGCGTCAGCAGCGGCACCTGGGATAGTTCCTTGTAGGGCATGACCATGACGGCTTGCTGGATGGGCAAGCCGCCCGTGTCGATCTCGCGGAACTCGGTTGGGCCAATCTGCTTGTTGTTGTCCTCGAACCGCATGCCCTTGACGCGGAGACCGCCGGGGAACATCGACAAGGTCTGGCTATCGATGATCTGGCGGGTGAGGCTGGTGCCGGTCATCGCCGTGTTGCCGAGCACATGCGCATAGCCGAAGCCATAGAATCCGGTGCCGGGTAGGAATTTATAATGCACGAACTGGGTGCGCTTGGTGAACGACTCATCGCCCTGGCGCCAGTTGCGATAAATCGCAAGGCAGCGCATCGACTCCTTCTCGATCACGACGCGGTAGGGAATCGGGAAGCCATCGGGACTGTCTGTGCCGGACACGACTTTGCCAAGGTCCAGGTCGACCTCGCAGTCATAGATGTCGAACACCTCGTCGCCGCGCCATTGCGTCGGGAGCGTCTGTCCCTGGCTGATGTCGATCTGCTGCTTGAGTGCATCCTGGCTAGCGGTCAGGCTAGGCTCCAGCAATTCCGTGTCGAGCCATATGCCGCGCAGCTGGCGCATCTTGATGTCGCGGCGGCTCATGTGGCGCACGCGTGTCAGGCGCTGTGCATCTTCGATGGTGACGGTGGAGTAGGGGACGATGAGATCCTGCGGCATGACGAAGGGCGCCACGGGCCGCTTGCGGATAGGGTCTTGATAGACCTGCTTGAACATGGAGCCGACAAGCGCAAGCCAGAAGATCGCCTGATCCATGTCGGGGTAGTATTCGGGCGCCAGCTTGGTGAGGTAGAGATTCATCCAATCCTGGATGCGCTGCGCCCGCTGCTCGGTCTCTGGCATGGATGAGCCGATGATCTCGGTCTTGCATGGCCCCTTCGGCGGCAATACCTCGGTATGGGTGACCGCCCAAAACCTGATGACGGCCTCGGCCATGATCGGATCATAGACGCCGCTCGCGCCCAGGAACGGCTTGGTCCGCTTGTCGATGGTGGTGCCGAGTAGTTTCAGCCCCTCGGCCATCATGTCGGACCATGGCTGGCGACTCGTGATGTCGTCGGCGATCGCCTCGCACAACTCCTGCGCAACGCGGTCGCGCGCGGAGGACTCAAGCACGTCGGCTAGGTTGGCGTCGAAGGCGCTGCCCTGAAGTGGGCCGGTGATTGGCTTGGGGGGATTGAGATCGATGACGACGCCGCCGTCCTCGGTCTCCTCGCGGCTGGCTCCGTCGATCGTGTCGCTGCCTAAATCAGAGCCGACGTCGACCTCGATCGGATCATCCATCCCCAGGTTTGATTCTGGGGCGATGCTGACGTCCAAGTCTTGAAGGAGTTCCCGCGGTCTCGCCATGGGCTTGGAACATAAGAGAGATTTTTGACTCGCGTCTACTGCTATTGCATATTTACAGATGAGGGGCTATATGATGGAGGAGCAAGCTAATGGGCGCGCTGATGGTTCGCACCAGGGCTTTCAATCCCGCGGGTGCCGGGTTCAACTCCCGGCGCGCTCTCCAACTCGGAGCTAGTGTTATGACCTGAATTCGCCGCTAGACCTCCTCCTTCTTCTTCCTCTCGCGACATGGCGTCTTTTTGTCATCGGAGGAAGAAATGAAAACCCATCTCAAAATCAAGATCATGAGCCTCGCTGCAGAGGCTTGCATCATCAAGGCCCAGCAACGCCGCTGGAAGGCTGCCCCTCGTCAGGCTGGTGCGGCTCCTCATGCTATGTGGTGGAGCTTGCGTGAACACCGCCTCGACGTCGTGCGGCCGGAGGCGCGGCATTCCTTGCTGGCCTACGGCTTCTTGCGCGGGAGACCTTATCGGGCGATGGAAGCCAAGTGCTACCAGGAACCGGACTGGGACAAGGTGCACGACATGGCGTTGCGTTTCGGCGGCGGAGATAAGCGCGACGTCGCGCAACGCTTCGCCGCTTGGAAGGAAAGCTAGTAGATCGGGGTCGCGTCCGCTCCCGCGCCGTCGGTGTATGCCGGCGGCGCTTCTGGATCTCCAGCCACGCCAATCCAGCCGCTCTGCTCCAGGCGCCATAGCGCCTGCGTCATGGTATCGACCAAGTCGCGGCTCTCGGCCTTCGGGAAGTTGGCGCACTGCTCAACAAACTCGTCGGCAAACGGCCGCAGCCGGTCGTAGTAGTATTTGCCGCTGTCCTTGTCGATCAAGGGCAGCCCCGGCATCCACACCTTGCGGCTCTCCAGCAGCGGCGTGATGAGGCGCACGCGCATGGTCTTGTCGCCGAGCTTGTCCGGGTTGAACCGCACGACGTTGATCTCGGATTTGCTGATCTCCTGGATCAAGCTGATGCCGTTGTTCTTCGCCTCGATGAGCACCATCGACGGGCGCCGATCGCGCCGCGCGCGCGCCGGCTTTGTCTGCGAGCCGTCCGGCAGGTAAATGGGGCCGTTGTCCAGGTAGTTGTTGGACAGGCGGATGATCCGCTCGCGTAGCTCCGGGTAGCCAACGCTGTCGCGCCACGTTGATAGCAAGATGACACATGGATAGTGGAACTCGGGATGCTCGAAGACGCCCCATGTCGTCGCCGCGGATTGCGCCGCTTCCTTCT